CAATTGCAGTGATACCTCGCTGGTATTTTACTGGATCAACCTGAAGTGCAGTGGCATACTCAGAGTACCCTTTGAAAAGGTCATCTGTTTGACCTTTATTCATGACTCCTGAGTTGTCACGAGACAGAGCTACACTTACCTCTCCATCCACCCCCACGTGGGGGGCGATGTTGTCATTGTTCCGGGAGATTACAATTTTTGTATCGGCTGCAAAGCCTGATACCTTTTGCCCCCCTATGTAGACAAGGACTTTTGCGGGGTCATATGCCTGAACAGTAAGGATCTTTGATTGGTTTAGCATTATTTATTACTCCCCTGTGGACGAGGTTGAGGTGGAAGTCTGGGCACTGGTGCTAGAGCTTGCCGGACGATCCAGAACAACGGAGGCCTTGATCTTGACATAATGCAGGGAGTTGTTATAAACAATCTCTACCTTGACATCCCTCAAGATTCGAGCAGCAAGATCATTTGTGGTGATTTCAGCCCTTTTAGGGATAGTGATTGTTGGGTCATAAGAAACCTTGTTCTCAGTGTCATAACCTGTTAAAATAGCACCGTTGCGGATGCCAGTGTTTATGGGGTTATTCATCAGAACAGATTTCAGTACTGGCAAATCATCATCACTCATCTTCATGGACAGGCCCATGTCAGAACGGCGCTTCATGTAACCAAAGATAGACTCTTCCATCCTGAATTTCAGCCAGTGAGCAAAACGGATAACGTCTGCATACTGACCAGAAGAGGTTTTACCTTCAATATAGCAATTCGTCCCATACAGGGTACGGTAGATGTTAGCATTTCGAGACCATGCATTAGACCTTGCAGTGTCACTACCAACAAAAGGTGTCAGTCCCGGCATAGTTTTCAAATGAAGGGAGTCACCATATGATGGGTCATTGGCCGCCATAGCACCAATAACAGAACCCTCTGTGAAACTAACATCCGCACCTGAGTCTGAAGTTCCAAGAGAGTCATATGACAGGGATTTCAGAGTATCAAAGATTGATGAGCTTGAGCTCTCTGTGGCATAGGCGTCAACATCTGTGCTGTTGTACACATGGAATTTGTAGTTGGCTTTGGCAAACTCTGCTGCTGCAACAATGTCTGCATCAGAACGAGCTTCGTGCGACAGAAAGTACCAGTTGTGGTTTTCAGCAACAACCTGTGGCAGCACAGTGGCAACGGTCTCTTTGGAGGTGTTTACAATCTTGTAGTCACCAGAGCCTTTGCCCACACTGACTTTTTCATCGGTCTCTAAAACCACTACAGTATCATTTGCTGTGGCGGTGATTTTACCGGAAAGGTCTGCATCAGAAGTGATAGCCTCTGCAACAGCAGTTGCAACCTGTGCAGGGGTATTTCCTGTAGTTACTGCTGCCTTAACTGCCTTTACCATGCTGTTAATAGTTATATTAACAACGACCTGCTCAGTGTTTGTTGTTCCTGTGAAATCTACACGGGTGCCTTCCATGGACATCCGCCCAATTGCAACCCGCTGGGGTGCGAAATTTCCTGCAAATGCATTCGTAGCAAACTGATATGCAGGAGATCCTACTGCAAATCCATCAGCAACCATCCCAGCAGTGGATACGTAGAAACGTAAGCGCTCAGAAAAGTTGTTATGAATAGCAAGGAACATCGGGGTTTCAAAACCCACGGTGTCTATTGGTTGGGTGCCAAGGCTTACCTCAACGTCAACCACCTTGTCTTGATAGTCAGCCATTTTTTATCCTCTGCTTCTAAGACTATTGTTGACCAGCACAGGTGTGCTGATGGGAGGAGAATCAATCTCCGTTTTCGCTACTGACAAACTCTTCATTATCAATAGACGGGGGTTCAACTAACACCTCTACAACCTTATCTTTGTAAGATATGGGGTTATCTGAGGTGTTGGGGTTGTCAGGGTCTGTTTCCGGAGTTGATGCACTATCATCTCCCCCGGGGGTGATATTTACGTCAGTATCTGCCACTATTCCTATGGGAGGCCCAGAAGTGTTTTCGGCAGTAATACCTATCTGGATTCTTTCAACTTCTTCAAATGCACCAGTATCCATCTCTACAAAGCACACGTTGAAATTGATGAGTATTCTAGCCCTTGTTTCATATTCTTGCTGGTTCCTTGGAACACGCATCCTAGATATAGTAGAAGAAGATGAATAGGAGTAGGGAGATCCGGTAGGAAAGTATTTTTCCCTCAGGTAAGGTAACCCAAAGGCTTGATGTACACGGGACAGGGCCCAATGAGGTTTCCCCTTGTAAGCCGTGAGTGTATAGCTGGCTGTATAGTTGTGAGCCGTCAATACTACTCCATTACCATCAACAATCTCATTAGTCTCCCAGTCTACGGGGGTAAGAGATGTCATGTCAACAAGTATGAAATTTCCATCAGGGCGTGTTACTGTGGCTTCCGCATCTACAACTTTGTATCCGGTGACAGACTTTATCATCTTACCAAGGGTGATGCTTAGAGAGTCTAAAACATCTGCTGAATTGGTGAATTCAAGTTCATCCATTAGAGTCCTCCCTCTGTCCCTACAGGAACAGCTATGAGGTAGTATCGATATCTATTTACTCCAGAAGAGACAAAAGTGTCTGCCTTCATAACCGTGAACCATGCATCTTCTCCTCCAGAAGTTGGCAATAGAAGCTGGTCCGACAGGTCCTCCGTTCCTTCCCTTGCCCGGAAAAGTTTGGTTTCTGAGTATACAGTGTAGGAGTCATAGTCTTCTTCACCACCTACCATCAACTGGTTGTTCTGATCCCTTATCGCCTTTCCCCTTATGGGCTGGATAGAGCACTCTTCCGCTACAAAGGGAGTATATTCTACCGCAACTGAACCATTCTCATAGGGGTTTTCTGGGTCTGTTTTTTTCCATTCCCTTTTCCTTCCCTGTACTGGTATTCTCGGGATAAGCTTGTTTCTGCTGGAGAGTAATCTATACCCCCTTGCCATGATGATTCTCCTTATTTACCCTGATATTTAACCACCCTGTAGGTGGCCGCCGAGGATAGATCCCCAAAGTGAATCATGGCATTATCAAACCCCTTTACGCTGGCCCATTTACCAGATACAGTGGGGTTAGAAAATGTACCCTGGTCTATGGTGAATCTAATGCTGTCTGCACCATCAGTACCTATTTTCTTTAGGTAGGTGTTGAAGCTCTCACCGCGAATAATTCCATTGTGCATTCTTTTTATATGCTTAATAAGACCCTGCTGGAAGTGGATAGCAGTGGAGTATATAAAATTTCTTTCTGGGAGGTTATTCCACCCCTGCTCATGGATAGCTGCAAGATATGCCATAGACATGCCAGATGGATGCTTTTCCTCGTAAAATCCGTACTCTACCTCTTTATTAGATAATTCAGATAGTTGTCCGAAATACTTTTCCAGCTCAGAGATGTCTGTAAATGATTTTTTTGGCAAGGTATACCCCCATGAAAGTTATTTTACCACATTAGGTGCCCAAAAGCAACAAAGTCAATTATTTAGCGACGCAACCACGGGCTTTTCCTACCCCATGGGCCCCACGATGAGTTAGTTGGAATACCTTGGGATGGGTAAACACCTTGCTCCATAAATCCGTTTGATGAGTTAGGATCATTTTTAATACGGGAAAACTCATTTTTTCTTACTCCCCCTATGATAACAAGGGAAGCATTATGTTTTAATGTTGGGTCTATATAGTCCGGGTTATTCTCTAACCAGTCAAGGAAGTCTTTCCATGATTCCCAGCTTGAACCCCCCTTGACAGATATGGTTTCATCCCCAACCTTCTCAAGTCTCTCAGTTATTGAAGAATTACCGCTGGATACCTCTTGTACAATCAACCACCGGACACAATCAACCACCGTGTTATACAGTGTGAGTGGGAATTTTTCCGGGTATTTGTCAGTGTCGTACGTGAGACTCCATTTTGTCCAGAAGAAGGTTATCATGCTATCAGGCATCTCTTCTGTGGTCAGGCCGCCAAGGAGGTTGCGAACAAGCTCCAATATTTGTTCATTAGTCATTTAGGTTCCCCCTGTAAGATAGTCTCAATGTTATCATATTTTTGTAAAAAAGTCATTTACCATAAACGAAGAAACCGCCCTAAGGCGGTTATATTCTACACAAATGTGTCAGGCACTTCGGGGATGTTTTCAATGACCTTGGTTGAATATAAAGTGCTAAGATACTTAAAAAGATTCTGCTGTATCTCCCCCATTCTGACCTCCACTTCCCCAGCGTAGCTTGACGCACCGGCTTGGTCTACCTCTTCAAAAACGAATCCCTCTGTGGGTATTAGAATTGTCTTTTCTGGGTTACTTTGTGAGTAGGCCCTGAGATAGGATGGGTTAAAAATCTCACGAGGTTCCACGGGCACAGATGGTCGGGATATAGTGTTTACCCCTGACTTTAAGTCTTCTAGGAATACGTTAAAAGCAGCCTCTTTGTTAGACTCCTTAGCACTTGATAAGTTTTCTGATACCTCTTCTTCAGTAAAACTCCTCACCTCCCAAGTTTTATACCATCTGCCATCCTCTCCTTGGTGAGGGACCCCTTCAGTAACAACATCACCATCGGGTATTTCACTTTCCCGTACAACAAAGTACTGGTAGTTGTTGCTCATACTGGATTCCCAAACCCAGTCTCCCTGTGTTACATTCGTATGCTCTTGTAAAAAGTCCCGGAAATATACAGGGTACTTCATGTCAGACATCCTGATCATGGGAGTCCATGCATACACTTTGTCTGCGTTATCGTCCATTACACACCTCCATAAATAAGAGATAGGGGGAATTTCCCCCTCTCTCTTGTCTAGATCTAATTAACAGTAAGTGACTGAGTACCTGTCAGATAAGTACCGTCCCAGAACAGGGTTACTACGGTCCTTGTCACCCCAAGAGCAGGGGCAACTCCGTTAGACCATGCCATGTTAGAGGGCCATGATAATTGCGCCCCTTTGCCAGTGAAACAGACTAATATTGTCATAGCCCTTCCGCTAGGTAGGCCGGTGATAGTTACCGTTTTATCAGCTGTTCCGTCTATCTTGAAACAGTTGCTCACTGAAGCATCTATTGCCCCTGTGATTTCAACCACCCTGAGGTCATACCTGTCCAGCTTGGTCCATGCACCATTCTTACGGAAATAGTACCCACCATCTTTAGGAGCTTCTGTGACATCAACCGTGGACCATCCCCCATCAATGCGAGCATATTGCTTACCATCTTTAGGGGAGTCATAAACATTACCACCCCCCATATAACCCATTGGGGCCCAAGATGTAGCGTTTGACTTACGGAAGAATTGCAGGGTAGATGAGTTGAGGAAGTAATCGTTAACTCTACCATCAGCAGGTCCCGGATCTCTGTCAAAAACTAACCACAAAGATCCTTGTTCACCTTTGTCACCTTTTACCCCTTGCTCTCCAGATGGTCCTGTGTCCCCCTTAGGTCCTACAGGTCCTACAGGCCCCTGTATCCTACCAAGGTTATCATAGGAGCTGCCAGTCCATCCCCAGAAATCACCATCTATTAGGTAACCATTACCCAGCTCCCCTTCAGTTGGTAACTGGGAAGAGTTATCCAATTTACCCAGTATTTTAACTCCCGGGCCTATATCGCCCTGAGGGCCCTGCTCTCCGGTTGGGCCTGTATCTCCTTTAGGTCCTTGAGGTCCTTGTTCTCCTTGAATCCCTTGGGGGCCTTCTACACCTTGAGGGCCTCTAACTACCCCCATGTTTACCCAAGAGTCACCATCCCAAGAGTACCCTGTTCCCGTATCTTCCGTGACAAAGTAATCCCCCTTAGCGTTGCTGTCAGAGGGGAGTTCTGAGGATGTGGGTACAGTACCTTTTGGCAAAACTCCGGCACCAGCATCCCCTTCATCTCCCTTGGGTCCCTGAGGGCCGGTTTCACCGGTATCTCCTTTTTCGCCTTCAGGTCCTCTGGTGATTCCTGTATTAATCCATGAATCTCCTCCCCAAGAGAATCCTTCTCCTGTGTCTGTAACCGACCAGAAATCTCCAACCTCATTGCCACCTGAAGGCAGGGAATCTTCCGATGCAACAGAACCTTTGGGAGTTATTCCGCGCCCTTGTGGGCCTGTCTCTCCCTGAGGTCCCTGCTCTCCGGCGGGACCTGTATCTCCTATGTCTCCTTTCGGGCCTGTGTCCCCCTGAGGGCCGGTTTCACCGGTATCTCCTTTTTCTCCCCTTGGGCCTCTTACTGGGCCAGTATTATTCCACACTGATCCGTCAAAGATAAAAAGGTCTTCCCCTATGATCCAAGAATCTCCTACAGTTGGAGTAGAGGGCAACTCCTCCTCAGAGGATTTAGACCCAAGGATTTTTACCCCTGATCCTGTATCGCCTTTATCGCCCTTCAGGCCCTGTAGTCCGCGGGGTCCTTGGGGTCCGGTATCCCCTTTGTCACCTTTGAGCGTAGCTAGGTATTCTGAAAGAGATCCAGTGAAACCTGACTCAACCGCAAGGGAGTAGTTGTCTTTTCCTTTCTGACCGGTTTCACCGGTATCCCCCTTGTCCCCTTTATCTCCTTTGGGGCCTGTGTCTCCTTTGGGGCCTTGAAACTCCCCAAGATCTGACCAATTCCCATTCCCGTCTGAAGCATATACATGAGTCCCTATCAGCCATGCATCTCCCGGGCTGGAATCTGGGGGAAGCTCATCAATGCTGGCTTTAGCACCCATAAGGTTAATGGTGTTTGCGTTTTGACCAGCAGCCCCTGTATCTCCCTTGTCACCTGTGTCCCCCTTGGGACCTTGCTTGCCAACAAGAGAATTTATAAAGTCAACTTGTGTTCCCGTATTCCCATTTGACAGCCACACTTGGTAGGCTGATTTTCCTTCTGGGCCTATCTGACCAACGGTCTGCCATTTTCCTTCATCGCCCGTCCAGACATACATCTTTTCTTGGATTATATAACAATCACCAGACTTATTATCTTCCATGGGAAGGTAGTCTGTGCTTGAAAAAGACCCAAGGATTTGCAAGCCAATGCCGTCAGAACCCCTCAGGGACGTTAACCAATCATCTACTGTGCCAACGAATCCTTGATTTTCTGCTACTTCATATGCTGACAGCCCCTCAGGACCTGCGAAATTTCCAATATTCTTCCACAGTTTAATGTCATTTTCATGCCATGATGATTCTCCTTATTTACCCTGATATTTAACCACCCTGTAGGTGGCCGCCGAGGATAGATCCCCAAAGTGAATCATGGCATTATCAAACCCCTTTACGCTGGCCCATTTACCAGATACAGTGGGGTTAGAAAATGTACCCTGGTCTATGGTGAATCTAATGC